CCAAAATGTCAGCGGGTCTTGTTGTCGCCCTGAATCTTTCACTCTTTTCGCCCATTTTGAAAATGTTAAGCATCTTCGACATGGCTTGGCGGTCTTTTTCGGTTGCAGCTTTAATACTCGCAATCGTGCCATCTTTCCACCCTTGTTTGATGGCATCAGCCGCCAAGTTATCAGGTACGACCTGAGTCCCTGCAACCCTGAAATTAACAACATCAACAGAATCAGGGCTTTGCGTAATGACTTTTTTAAGGGTTGCTGTATCTTGCGGAGATATTTTTTCTCCAACAGTTGCCTTAATGCTTTGCAAGGATTCTCGAATAGTTGGTTCAACTTGCTCACGAATCCCAGCCCCAACAGGCGCAATTTGCTTTGCAGCTTGTTGGGTTAATGTTCTTACCGCCGATGGTATAGATGGCAATATCCCGCCAGCAACTGTTGCGGCAATTTGCCCACCAGTTCCTGCGCCTGCTTCTTTTGCAAGTTGCCCTGCGCCACCAGCCGTTGCACCTGTAACAGTTTGCAGGACAGGTGTAGTTGCCATCATTCGACCAACTTCACGGGCTACTGGTCCTGCGGCGGCAGCTTCAACAGCTTTACCCAAAGCAACACCACCAGCACCACCGCTTGCACCAGCGGCAGTTGTTTGGACAATCCGTTCTGCGGCGGTACGGGGTTCGGCAACACCAACACGGGTAAGCAAATCTTCAAGCGCATCCGTTGGCATTGTGTATTTTGTGCCAAATAAGCTATTGATTGACCCAACAATAGGGTCGGCAACAAGGCCAGCAAGGGTTGCCGCACCCGCACCAGCAATAGCGCCTGGTATTGCACCAACACCACCAAGTAACGCACCAGCAGCCCCACCAGCAAGCGCACCAGCGGCAGGCAAAGCCATACCCCTTGTAGCGGCTCCAGCAAGTCCTGTTGCTGTTGTTGATGGTTCTCTCTGTTCTTCTACTTGCCCACCCAATTGAGTCGCCAGTGCCGTTAAATCAACTGGCGTGACTGGTGCGCTTGGCTGTATTTCAGTTTGTACTAATGGAGTCTGAGCGGTTGGGGTTAACCAAGCATTTAGAGTCTCGTCATAGTATGAACCCTGCGGCATTGAATCAGCAAGAGCAATCGGCAATAATTTAAAGCCTTGTGGCGGTGTAATAGAACTTGCTTTAGCACTTTCAGCAAAGATAGGGACACCACCAACCTCAACCCTGACTGGTTCAGTTTGACTTGACGAGCTTGCAACAGAGCCGCCCAATTGCTTTGCTAATGTTTCAAGTTCTTTTGACATTATTTATTTCCTGCGGCTTTTTTATAAAGATCAGAATTTATAAAAATGTCTAAAGCCTGTTGTGTTGGTAAATTAAACACTTTTCCACCGACTGTAACGCTGAATGGCTTTGCAGCAATTACGCTTTCCTTTGTTGGTGTTACATAACCAGTAGGGGCGGCTCTACCTGCCCGTGCTTTTAAAGAATCTAGGTAAACAGGAATGGCCGCTAATTTTTGATTAATGTTATCTTGCGTATCAAAAAAAGTTGGAGTTAATTCTTCAATTTTTTGAATTACTTCCGCCTCATTTTGTCCTGCCCCTGTTGCCGCACGCAATAATGCTTCAGCCAAAGATGCCGATGCTTGATTAAATTTTTGACGTTCTGGGCTTTGTGAAACTTTACCAATTCCAACTGCTTCAAAAAAACCAGGTTCTTGTGCGCCTGTTTGCTTACCGCCTTTTGTATACATTGCGTTAAGCATATTTTTATATGCGTTATCAGCTTGTGCCAACCATCCAGCAGCTTTTCTCTCATCCTCAGTAGCTGTGCCAACAGTTCCGCCCTTGCCACTTGGCAACGGCAAACCTTTTACAGCGGCGTCAAAATCTAGTTTTAGCAAAGAACCTGTTGTGTTTAAGTTTGCCGTTTCTACTTTGAATTTGTTAGTCTGTGCTTTTGTTAAATTTAAATCAGCAAGACGTTTATTTATTTCGTCTTTTTGTTTTCGTTCTTCATAGTCTGCCTCAATTTTTGCTTTTTTAGCCTGCGCAACACGCAACTCTTGTTCTGCTTGCAAACGTGCAGGGGCATCTGCGGCTTCAGCAAGTTTTTGTTGCGCTTTTGCAAGAGATTCGTCAGCTTCATTGATTGCTTTAGCTAATACACTTGGCGCAAGTTCTGCTTTTCTTCGTTCTTCCCTTACAGCAGTAATTCCTTTGTACCAGTCATCACCAAATGCAGCACCGCCTTGAAGTTCAAGTAAATTTGCTGCTCTGTCTGGGTCTATATTCGCTACATCTAAAATAGTTTTAAAAGCCGCCTTTTGATTAGGGTCTGTTTCAGCTTCAAATCTTTGCTGCAGAATATTTTTGGCTTCTACTGGATTAGCTTCAAAAGCAACAAGTAACTGCCCCGTTAGTTTTTTGGATGCATCTAACTTATTTGCATCCATTGTTTTTGTTATGTTTTGTAGATTAGTTATTTGCTCTGGCTCTGCTATTGCAAAAAGTTTTTCTAAATCAGTGTATTTTCTTTCTTCTGGTTTTTTATTGAAAAAATTTGTTATACCTGTTGCGTAACTTAATTGTTTTTCATTCTTAAGACGAAGCGCTTCAATATCTGCCGCCCTTTTTTGCTGTGCTTGCTGTATTTCTGCTCCAGCAGCACCAATTTTAAAACCGCCCAGTGCCGCCTCAAACGGGCTTTTTACGTCAACTGAGTAATTGATCGGCTGTAATGGATTAATGGTTGCCATTTTTTATCCCTTAAAACCCAAATCCAACACCTGCTTTGCCACCAGCACCATATTGGAAACCAAGCATTTGAGCAGGCAAGTTGAACAGTTGGCCATAAGCCTTGGCCTCTCCCAATGTGCCGCCAGCCCGTGCCGCACCTTGCTGGGCAAGTAAATTCGACACATTTGTGCCTGTTTCCATACCCGCTTCACCAACTCCTGCGGCTGATGCTTGCCCAGTTTTTACCAATCCACCCAAACGCCCATACTGCTGTTCGATCAAACTGGACAGTAATTCTGGCCTGAATTGAGCCAATGCGCCTTGAATATTGCCACCCCTCAAACCACCAGTGGCTGATGCCCGTTGCAGTAATGCTTCCTCACCCTGCTGTGCAAGTGTTTGGAAAGTCTCACCGCCACGAATGCGCTCAATAGCGGCTTGCTCCGCTTCTGGCCCTGCAAGGCCAAGAAATGCTTGCTGTGCTTCTAAGGCAGGTACACCAGCTTCTGTATAAGGCTTCAATAAGGCTTGCAAAGCATCAAACTGCCTCCGCTGTTCTTCGATACCAAGTCTTGCTGATTCAACTTGTGCGCCAGCCGCGCTACTTGCGGCTTTAGCTTGCTGTGAACTGCCGATAAGTTGACTTCCACCTACTACTAGGGCTGTTATTGGATCAGGCATCGCCGAACTCCTTTAAATAATCTTCTAGCGTTTCGCCATATAAAGCCATCACATGATGACCGTGCTTGGTAGCAAAACCAGCCCCATGCACCAGTGAGACCGCCATCAAAATCAAATCGTAATACCCAGCTCGCCACATGAACGACTTGGCATCTGCTTGTTTATTGCGCTCTGCCGTGTCCGAGGCTTGCCACTTGAGAATCATTGTCGCCAACAAGGGCGTTAAATGGCTGCTGTTGCCGATAAAAAATGCGTTCTGGTGCATACCCACCAGCGTGTTCCAAATGGCCGCATTCAGGTCTTCTCGTGCTACTGGATCGCCATCTGCTACGTCATCAAAGACTTGGATTGCGTCATAGACCATTACCAACCACTCAACGGCTGGCTGGGGAAGCATAAAAACCTTGGTCAGGTTCTCTCGCAGTCCATCGGTCATGCACAACTCCTATACAGGGCAGGCCGCTGGATGCCAGAACTCAGCGACTGAATTTTCGCACAAATTGACAAAAGGTCAATCCTCATAATCTTCATCTTCCCAAGCCTGACAAACCCGCATATCGTTGCAGATAAAGTCCAGCTTTTCGCAGTGACCCCTGAACCCTGCGCCCTTGTCATAAGCCGCCATCGGGATGCGCTCAATCCGAACTTGGGTCATGAAGCTGTTGTCGTAATACTCACAGTTTGAGCAATGTTTGCGCCGTGCGTCTTTTTCATCGCACTGCATAGCCTCTGCCAGCCCTGCATAGAACTCCTTGTTTGCGCCAGCCTCATTGGTGGGCATTTCAGGACCATAGTTCCAGTCAGCAACCGCAACCGCATAGTTCTTTTTGTTTTGGGCATTGGTCAAAAACTCCTCTTCCATCGGAAGGCCATTAAAGCCTCGCGGGATAACCATAAATTCTTTCATGCTGTTCTCCTTAACTGATTTCTCGGCCTGATGCTCGGATGGTCAGGGATGTTGCCGCCCCTGCGATTGTGGAAATAAACCCACCAGACTCCAATGCTTGTCCGACCAACTCAGGGCAGGTGTAAGTCTCATCTGGCACGATGGTGCGTGTGTCGATAATCAAGTTCGATGCACCCGCGGAACCAGAGACAGTGACCAAGTTGCAACTGAAAGTCACATTGTTGGCACTGGTGTTGGTCACCGTGAACTTGTCAATAATCGCCTTGACATTGCTGGCGGTGTATTGGGTGGTTTGGCTGTTCTCTGCTTGTTTTGCAGGGATTAACACTTTTACTGTAACTGTCATTGGACACCTCCGATATTATTTGAAACTGTCAGGATTATGGACGGAATAGCTGGAACTGGTGGCGTTGCGACAACAGAAAGTAATTCAACACTGAGGTCGCTCACCGAAAACATCAGTTCAACATAATCATTGGCCTTCAGGTCGAAAAAATAATTCAGCGACGAGAAAATTTCACCGTTATTACCCTGAACCCTAATCTGGCTTGCACTGTCTGGCACATCAGTTCCGTTAAGCCTAAACCAAAAATAAAACTCTGCTACACCGCCACTAGTTTTATCAAGCTGAAACGATGTGTCAAAGTTGTAAATGCCTTCACTGTCCACCACAATTCTTGATGTTGGACTGCCAATAAATACCCCATTGCTCAGGTCCGTGCTGTTGAATGTGATGGCCTTGGCTGTGTTGATTGTGGTGGCTGTCTGGGTGGTGGTGTCGTAAAACGACCCATATCTTGCTCGTTTGAACTCTCGTGGCGGAGGGGTCATCTGCAAACCCTCAACCGCTTTATTCAATTTGTCCACCAGTGCCAAAGCCTGATTTGCCTTGCTTTCAGCCAATGCCACAGTCACCGCAGTTTCTTGCGCCAGCAATGCAATCCTGTCCAGTGCATCCTGCGCCTTGGCGCCCAATGCTGCATCATTAACTTCAGTCTCTTGCGCTAAGGCGATAATCTGCGCCAACGCATCATTTGCTGTTAATTGGGCTGTCCCCGCGGCAATATTTATCTCAAGCACCACATCAGGCGCAATCGCATCAACAGTCGAAAACAATAATTCAAACTGCCTGATTTGCTGTTGGTCAGTCAGGAATGTGGCAAGCTGGTCGCGGGTCAGATTCAGCTTGCGAGAGACTGGTGCGGTTGCCATCAGTACGCCAATGCTTCAATCTGCGCCTCTAAGCGCACATAAGACACATGGGCATCACTGTCACCACGGAAACGCTGGATGCGCCAGTTCCTCATGTGACCCTGCTGAAACCAAGCCAAACGCTTCTTGCGGTTGCCAATTGTGCCAACAGAGATGAATTTTTCCTGCGAATAGCTCTGACCGTCCAGCGAGTAACTGGTGCTGATTTGCGGGTTATCACCAAGCGCAATGCTTCCAGTCAAGCTGACCAGTTCCATCTCGTTAAAGATTGCCCCATTGCTCTCGTTGTAAACAATCAATGTGCCAAACTCCCAGCGCACCTGCTGTCCCCAGTGATGGCCTGTGTCCTGCACCAAGTAACCGATATTGCTGGATTGTGGATCACCAACCATCCACTTGTCGTAAACCCAAACCATGTTTCTGGCTCGGTATTGTGCAAACCCAACCAAAGTCGTTGTTAGGGTAAACCAAACCGCCGTTTCTAAGGCTTTGGACGCAGAGGCATCAAAGACTATTGTGCGGTCTGGTAAGTGGACATAAAGATGCTGGTGGTTTTTATCGTTCCTTGCTTCTAGCTTGACCAAAGCCAACTGTGCCTCGGTGTACTCCAGCAAAAGATTGTCGATTTCCTGTGTGCTGATTTTCTCAGTAACGGCTGATGCGCCCACATAAATGCCTGGTGCTTCATTCCTTGCACTGCCCAAAAAAGCAATGCGGTCAATAAACACACAGCACCCTTGAGTGCCAATCACGCCCTTTTGTATCTGTGCTCCATCAATCCGTGCGAATGGAAACAAATCCCCACCCACGTTGTCAAATACCTCAATCGTGTTGCGGTTCAGTGCATAGATTTCGTTTCGTAGCTTGAGCAAAGCCACCACTGGGTCAGGGTCAACCTCTGAACTTCCGTATTTCAGCGGGTTAACTTGGGTCGGGTCTGACAGTTCAGTAACCACCAAGAACTCGCCATCCGTAGTCATGAAGTAACCATCCACCCACACCACATCCAGCACCACACCCAAGTCAGGATCGGTCACTTGGGTAAGGGTCGAGCCATCCCAGTAATACAGTCGCCCACCTGATGCAATCGCCAACTCATCAAAACTGTAATCAAAGGTCACCAGTTGGCTGGTTGGGCCACCAACATCGCCCAACACAGTCACTGTGCCTGCGCTATTGATTTCCACCAGCTTTGTACCCATGACCCGATATAACTCGCCCTGCCAGTTTATGCCGCCACGGTCAATGCCTGGCCCTGTGCCGTTGGACACAATGCCATCGCCTGGTCGCAGAAACCCATTACTGATGCCTGATTGCTTTGGCACAGGCACAAGGTTGACTGGGTAACTGGTACGCAGTTCAGGGGTGCTGTCGGTGTAGATGCCGTTAAGAATAGGTATTTGCATCACTTAGCCTTGTTGCGTTCACTGATGCGCTTCGCCTTTGCTTTGGCATCTGCCTTTGATGATGCGCCCCAAGCCCTCAAACTCAACAGCAAGCGGGTAGGCTCACCGTCTTTGTATTCAGGGCCAGCATTGCCGCTCATTCGAGCCAAGAACGATGCTCTGCGGGGGTTGTCGCCTGACTTAACTGGTGGCTTGAGGTTCATGCCTTCAGCCTTTGCCGCAGCCCTGCCCTTGGCGTTCAAGCCGCCTTTAGGGTTCTGGCCTTCCTTGCGTGCGTAAGCTGGCGTTTTCATCTGAACCCCTTAATCTTTTCGGCAATCTTTTTAGGCTGCTTGGCAAACTGTTTGCCTGCCTTGGTAGCCTCACGCTTTGCCCTTGTTGTTGCCGCATATTCAGCCGCAGACAAGGCTTTGATGGCCTTCTCAGGCAGGTATCTCTCACCAGTCTCAGACGATGGCTTTCCCGACTTGGTGCGCCATTTCTGCGCCCCCCAATCTTTGAGGCTTTTCTGCGGGGCTTTCATTTATAAGAGCCGCCTTTTTCTTTGTATTTCTTTGCCAACAGTTGGGCTTTGCGAGCCGACCATTCACCAGCCGCAGTGCCTTGCACAGCCGAACCTTTGATTTCCTCAAAAAGACGCTTACGCATGGTTGGCTTCGTGTAGTTGCCAGCCGCATTGACAGAGGACTTGGGCTTGGTTGCCATTATGCGACTGACGCGCCACGCAATCCAACGACCCACCAGTCCGTACCAGCAAACTGGAGAGTCACCGAATCACCAATAGCATTAAATGTGATTGTGGTTGCGCTGCCAAGATTCGTGGGTGTCAAAACACCCGTATCACCACCAGCGGCTTCTGCAACATAAATAACTGTTTTAAGCTGGCCTTGTGCGCCATCTGCAAGTGTCAGCGCATTACCCGCAGCAGTCGAAGTAAACGCAGTGGCAAGGCTTGTGGTGTTCACCGCGCCTGGGCCACTCAATGACTGAACTGCCCCTGATGCACCAGTACCACCATTTGCAACAGGCAAAGCACCAGTCACGCCAGTTGTAAGCGGCAATCCAGTGCAGTTGGTTAATGTTCCAGATGTTGGCGTGCCAAGAATCGGACTTACCATGACCATACTGGTACTGGTGCAGGCAGAAATATTGCCACTTGTAACTGTGCCAAGAATCGGTGTTACGAAAGTTGGGCTGGTATTAAATACCAACAGACCAGTCCCTGTCTCATCGGTCATTGCCGCCCGTAGATTGGCACTTGATGGCACAGCCAAAAATGCCTGCACATTTGCGCCATAAACTGCATCAGCGTTAATTTGATACCAAGAGTTTGTGGGCTGATAAAACCGAATGGCTGTGGCAGTCCCTGCGCCCAAGAATGACACACCACCATAAAGCGCAGTCGCACCATTCAGCGCAATCGTCAGTGATGTGATTTCTTGGGTGGTGGTAATCAGCACCGTAGTGCCATCAGGCACACCAGTGTTCAACGGCAGGGTAATCGTGCCAGTTGCCAGCGTCCCAGCTGGTTGCAATAACATCCATTGGTCTTGGCTAACTGGTGTTGGCACTGTGATGTTGAACCCAGAGCCAGGCACATACAGATTGACCGACAATGTTGGCGATGCAAATGTCTGCTGGAAAAACGTCAACAGATTGCCAATCGACAAACGTCTTGCATCACCATTGTTAGGCGAGTAAACAGGTAATTGGTCTCCGCTTGAAACAGTGCTGAGTACGGGTAACTGATTGATTTGTGGCATGACTGTCCTTAATAGTATTCGAGAGGCCCATCAGGGCCAGCAGT